GCCGACTGGCTAAGCCGGATGCAACCGCGCGTGCGCCTGCTGCCGGGGAATCGCAAGGACGGCTCGTCACAACAAACCAGCACGGGGCCTTCCGAATGAGCCAGACCTACGAAGTCGCCATTGAGCGCACCGGCGTCACCATCATGACGACGAATGACAAGCACCGGGCGATGGCCGCCTGCATCGCCCGGCTGGAAAAGGCGACGGGGCCGGATCGGATTGCCGACGCAATGATCGTCAGCGCGTTCGATGCTGCGCCGGGTGAAGATTGGGATATCGACGAGTCCGGTTCCATCCGCGTCTATGTAGACGGAGGGCGAAAGGCTCGCATTTCCCCGCCCGCCTACACCGCCTCCCTAGAGGCCGCCCTTGCTCTGGTAGGGGAGAAGCTGCCGGGGTGGTGGCCTGAACTGAAGCTGTTGCAGAGCAACGCATCCGCGAAGGTGTGCTGCGAGGGGAACCGCGCCTTCTATGCCAGCGCCCCCACCGCCCCCATCGCCGTTCTCATCGCTCTTTTCCGCGCACTGGAGACGGCATGACCCTCCCCCGCATCCTGACCTTCGTTATCGCCGGGCTGCTCTGGTGCGTGGCTCTCCCCCTTGCCTTGATCGTAGCCGTAGGAGGCTGACCATGACTATCGACGAACTGCTCGACGCCATCCGCGCCGCGATGCGCTGGCGTCATGCCGCGAGGATTGACGCATGAAACGCCTGACCGCCCGCCAGGAAGCCGACGCCATCGAGCAGTTCGCCGAAGATATGGCGAAGCTGATGAAGGGCTTCGACCGCATGTGCGACCGCCTCTCGTCCGACACCGTGGCCCGTATCAGCGCCATCCCGCAGCAGGACGAACTGGACGGCATCGCCGCTGCCTTCGCCGCGCTTGGCCGGGATCTGCACAACGACTGCGACGAGGCCGCCGAGGCCGACGACCGGCGCCGGGATAACCCGCTGGCCCGCGACTTTCGGAGGCTGGGGCAATGACCCCGCTCGCTCTCACCCGCTTCGTGATCGCCGCCCTGATCTGGTGTGTCGCGCTGCCCTTAGCCCTCATCGTAGCCGTAGGAGGCTGACCGATGAACCACGCTGTTCAACCCGACGTCACGCGCGGCCTCGCCAGCCTGACCTCAGAAGTCGGAACCATCACCCGATCCGTAGGAACGTCCATGACGACGGTCCCCAGCACAGAGCGGGCTCTTCTCGCTGCCAAGCGCCTCCGTAGGCTCGCCGCTGCAATGGAAACCGCCCTTCGCCGTCAGATCGCGGACAACCGCCAAGCCGAGCGGGAAGCCACCCGTGAAGCCGAGCGCGCGGAACGCAGGAATGACGCCATCCGTCGCGAGAGGGGCCTGCCGAGCGGGTCCGCTGATCTCGCCATCCCGAACTTCTAGGAGACGAACATGAACGCCGTGACCAAGGTCGAGGAATCGCCCCTCGCCGCCCCCGATGCCAACGCCATCGTCAGCATGATCGAGCGCGCCGCTCTCGACCCGCGCGTGGACATGGACAAGATGGAACGCCTGCTCGCCATGCAGGAGCGCATCTTCGACCGTAACGCCCGCATGGCCTACGCTTCGGCGCTCGCCGTGATGCAGCCGAAGATGCCGGTCATCACCGAGCGCGGCGGGATCAAGAACCGGGATGGCGAGGTTCAATCCCGCTACGCCAAGTGGGAAGACATCAACGACGCCATCAAGCCACTGCTGGCTGAACACGGCTTTGCCCTGTCCTTCCGCACCGGCACGACCATCGAGGGCAAGATCACCGTCACCGGCATCCTGAGCCACCGTGAAGGCCACCAGGAGGAGACGACGATCTCGCTCCCCCACGACAGCAGCGGCAGCAAGAACGCCGTTCAGGCGGTCGGCTCCTCGACGTCCTACGGCAAGCGATACACCGCCACCGCCCTGCTCAACATCACCAGCCGGGGCGAGGACGACGACGGCAAGGCGGCGCCGAACGACTGGATCAACGAGGATCAGGTCGGCGAACTTGTCGCGCTCATGGATGACGTCGGCGCTGACCGGACGCGCTTCCTGAACTTCCTCAAGGTGGACAGCTTCGCGCACCTTCCCAAGCGCCGGTTCCGCGAGGCGCTGGACGCCCTCGAAGCCAAGCGGAGGGCCTGAGCATGGAGATCATCCAAGGCTCGCCGGAATGGTTCGCCATGCGCGCCGGCAAGGTCACCGCCTCCCGCGTGGCCGACGTCATCGCCCGGACCAAGACCGGCTACGGCGCCTCGCGCGCCAACTACGCCGCCGAGCTGATCGCCGAACGCCTCACCGGCACGACCGCGCCCAGCTTCACTAACGCCGCGATGCAGTGGGGAACGGACACAGAGCCCAAGGCGCGGGACGCCTACTGCTTCCGGCATGACGTCGACGTCGCTGAGATCGGGTTCGTGGATCACCCGACCATCGCCATGACCGGAGCCAGTCCTGACGGACTGGTCGGCGACGAGGGCCTGGTCGAGATCAAATGCCCGAACACGGCGACCCACCTCGACACCCTACTCGGTGAGACGGTGCCGGCGAAGTACATAACCCAGATGCAGTGGCAGATGGCCTGCACGGGCCGCGCGTGGTGCGACTTTGCCAGCTTCGATCCGCGGCTCCCGGCGAGCATGAGCCTGTTCGTCCGCCGCGTTGCCCGGGACGAGGATCTGATCGCCGAACTTGAGCGCGAGGTCGCAGCCTTCATCGCTGAGATCGACGACAAGGTTGCCCGTCTGAACGAACGCTACGCGAAGGCAGCGTAATGTCCCGCTGGTCTTTCGTCGTCACCGAAAAGGAGCGCCCGCGTATCCGGGCATGGCTTGATCGTGCGCCGGTCGGGATGCGTGTGGAGTTCGCCGAGCCCAAGCGCACCGACGCGCAGAACCGGCTCCTCTGGCCGCTCCTGACAGCCCTGTCAGTGCAAGTGAAGTGGCACGGTCTGACCCTCTCCCCGGAGGACTGGAAGGACATCATGACCGCCGGCCTGAAGCGTGAAGCCCGCATGGTCCCGAACATGGACGGCAACGGCTTCGTCGCGCTGGGGATGCGGACCAGCAGCATGACCAAGGCCGAGTTCTCCGAGCTGATCGAACTCATCCATGCCTTCGCTGCCCGTGAAGGCGTCACCTTTGAGCGGTGAGGAAGCAGCGTGAGCCCCCTCTCCCCATCCTCCGTAGGACGGTGGAAGTAAGGCTTTAGTTCAGATCAACCCAATCCATCCGCGTCGAAATCGACGCACTTACATCGAGAGAACTGGAAAGAAGATGACCGAGACGCTGACCGCAGCTCAAGCCTTCGACCTCTACGCCGAAGCGCGAGCGGCTGACCGCCTGACGCAAAATGCATGGCATCGGACGGAATCCGATGGCCGCCAACTGGCCTGCGGGCTGGGCGTGCTTGGTCCTAACATCAACGGCCCGCGCGACTGTCCCGCGTCGGTCATGCCCCAGTGGCTGGCGCAGATGGTCCCGTGGTTTTTCGACCGCATGGCCTTCGCCGACGCGAAGGAATGGGGTCTGCGGTTCTACGCCGAACTCAAGCGGCTTGACGGCGATGTCCCGTTCTCGGTGGTCCACGACTGGCAAGCCAACGCGGTCGCGCCACTCGGCATTGAATGGCGAACTCTCAAGGGCAAGCCCACGGACGCGGCGGTGAAGCTGCAAGCCCTGCATCTGCGGGCGATGTCGGGAGACGTAGCGCCAAGAACCGAATGGTCCGAGGCGCTACAACCGGCCCTTCGCGAGAGCTACGCCTACGCCTACGCCGACGCCTACGCCAACGCCGACGCCTACGCCGACGCCAACGCCGACGCCTACGCCGACGCCTACGCCTACACCTACGCCGACGCCTACGCCGACGCCTACGCCTACGCCTACGCCGACGCCTACGCCGACGCCTACGCCGACGCCGACGCCGACGCCTACGCCTACGCCAACGCCGACGCCTACGCCTACACCTACGCCTACGCCGACGCCAAACAAAGGCGGCGCCAAGAAGCGATCAAGCGCATCGCGGACGGCATGGTTGACGCTCTGTCGCGGGTGAGGGCGGCCTGATCGGGGCGCGATCTACCGCGCATCGCCGAAATCTCCGCAACCTGTTCTGAAAGAAAACCTATGACTGACAAGACAGACGAGGCCGTGGCTTGGCAGGTCAAAGACTTCGCTGACGGCTGGATACTCTGCCACACGAAGGCCGAAGCCGGGAGAGAGGCCGCAGGCTGTGGCAATCTCGTTCAACCCCTCTTCCCCGCATCCTCTCTCGCATCCAGAGACGCAAGGATCGCTGAGCTGGAAGCCCTACTGGAAGAGGCGGTGAAGGGGTTGGAGGTGATCAACGAAATCTGGGTCGAGGCCAAGCGCCATTCACCCGACGATGACTTTGACCGGGGATCGCGCGCCGCTCGTGCGGAGGCTTCCGACCTCGCCCGCACCACCCTCTCCGCAATTAGGGGAGAAAAGTAGATGGCATATCAACCCCGGCCCGTCACGACGCCCAAGAGCGCCGTCGGCGACATCATCGCCCAGGAACTGGCGAAGCGCCCGAACCTTTCCCTTCAATCCGTGCCGTCCGACTTCGAAGGTGAGCCGAGCGAGTGGGCAGTCTTCCGAGAGAGTGGCGGCAGGAGCGACCGGGAGTTTAACGAGATCGCGCGGGCCGATACGCCGCTAGCCGCTCTGACTGCCGCCCTCGCCGCGCCTGACACGCCACGCTTCCGGTGCAAGCGGTGCGGTCGTGATGAAATCGACTGCCGCGCCAATGGATGCGAACGCGGACCCTGCCCGATGGAGTTTGTCGGATGAACCGCATCGAAGCCCTCATGCGGGATTTGACCGCCGCAATCCGTGAAGAAGTCGGCGCTCTGCCGACCGGGGTGCAGACGCTGGCGGAGGAAATCGCCGCCGCTCGGAAGCGCGCCCGCATGTCCCTGCAAGACGTTGCTGATGCTTCCGGGTTCACCAAGTCCCATGTCTGGGAACTCGAACAGGGCCGGTCCCGTAACCCGACTATCGGAATGGTGAGCGGGCTTTCAAAGGCGCTGGGCGTGCCCTTCCTGCGGCTTGCGGAGGCGTCCCTGAATAGCCTGTCGGAGGGTGGGACGGGCAGGGCCCCGTCTCCATCACCGGCTGCGGTGAAAGTTCCCGGGACGACAAATAACCCTTCCACCCAACCCAAGGGAGAGGAGTGAAGATGACGGTTCGCAGTTTCGTTTACGGCGTTGTCGGCTTCGTCGGCGGCGCTCTGCTGATGGTGCTCGGCGGCGCGGGCGTGGGCTATTCGAACCTGCCCAACGCTTATGCGGGAGGACCGTGGTCTGACTCGCTGGTCACGACGGGATGCCTTCTCGGGATGCTCTTGTTCGCTGGCGGCGCGCTTCTCTGCATCAGCTCCCCGATCTTCGCAGCAATCAACCCCGAAAGCATCTGACCCTGATGGCGTGGGGCGGGGGCCCTACGTCCACACACTGACGCCAGCAACGCCCGGTTCGGCCAAGAAAACGAGGACACCATGAGTGAAGAGAGAGACATCATTGAGCGGCGACCTGCTCGCTTAGGCGGCTTCGCGCCCGGCGGCTACTTCTGCAAGTGCGTCCATTGCGATGAGCAATTCACCGGCGATAAGCGGGCCATTTCCTGTCTCCCGTGCGCCATCAGTTTCTCCGAAGCCGAAATCCAGCGGCTACGGGGAGAGGTTGAGAGGCTGAAGCGCGTGGTAGCGTTCTTAGCGCCAGAGCCGTTTTCAAATGCTACCGGCCCTGCGCCCACGACCCTCAACCTTCAGGGGGAGTGAGTATGTCAGAGAAAGACACAGGAATGGGTGATCGGCAAAAGATGAAGGCCGACGCAGGAATCCCAGACCTTCCAACAGACCTGACGTATGATCTTCGCCTCGCGGTCGCCGGAGAAGGCCCGCGCGCCTATGAGTGGTCCGACAAGCCGCACAGACTGCTTTATGATGCCTGTCGCGAGGTTGAGAGGCTGACCGCCCTCGCCTCCCGTGAAGGGTGGGTGATGGTTCCGAGAGAGCCGACAAACCACATGCTCTACCATTTCGCTGGGACGCCGTTCGACAGCCTCAGCCCGGCCAAGCAGGCGCGCGAGCGTGAAGCCTACGCCGCCATGCTCTCCTCCGCTCCCAAGCCTGAAGAGGGGTAGGCTGTGACAAGGGCAGAACACAGAAACGCCCGCCCCGGTGAGGGAGCGGGCGCGATGTGACCGCCTACGGTCATGGCGGATGATGCTGCGGCCCGCCCTCCGGCGATCATGGCGCCGACGCAAGCGTTGGAACTCCTGCCATCGGGGGATGCCGCAGCCCGCCCTGAATAGCAGATGCTCGACGGGCGGGGAAGGGTCAGCGCCAGATGCGCCACCAGGGACGCGGCGCAACGATCCGGGCCTGAGCGTCAACGATTGCCACCACGGCGGCCCTGTGAGCGTCACAAACGGCGACGGCGGCCTCTTGGCGGACTACCAGAGCCCCAAGGTCTCCGACCGTCTGGAGAGGCCCCAGATCAGCCCGGGCGCACGGCTCACGGAGTAGCGGCGGGACGGCGATCAGGACCGGCTTGGGCTGGCTCGCGCAGGACGCCAACAGCACCCCGCAGGCTATCAACGAAAGCGGGGTCAAGAACAGCGTCTGCCCCCGGAGCGGCTTGGACGACATCGGTCTGCCTTTCGGACGTTTGACGGATGGTGATTTCAGAGCGGGCGACATGCTCAACAATGCCGGTCGTAGCCGTGGCGAGTTCAGTTGATTGTTCCGCAGCGACAACGCGGGCGTTGGCTTCGCGAAGGGCCTTGCGGGTGAAGTAAACGTAGCCGCCAAGAGCGAGAATTGCGACGATGACGCATCCGGCGATGATCAGGCGGGCCGTGGTGAACATCACCCCACCATCATCCGCCACACCCAAGCCGCAACAGGACCGACAACAGCCCCAGCGGTCATGATCACGATAACGGCGACGATGATAAACAGCCTCTCGCCGGTTGTGTATCTGAGGGGGCGGTTCATGCGGCCATCTCCCGAGCCTTGGCCGTCACTTCTGACAGCCGACGCAGCCACCCCTTGCCGAACGTGGGAAAGATCGGGAGCCCCCGATAGAACGCGTCTCGCAGGCCACTGATGGAATCGACCAGTTGCAGCGGCTTGCGGGCCTTCACAGCCGCCAGCGTAGCCGGGCCGATGATCCCATCATGTGCCACCCCCGCCGCACGCTGGAGATACTTCCGGGCCCGCCCGACGCCGCTGTTAACCGCCAGGTCGAAGATCATGTAATCCACGCCCGGCGGAAGCTGATCGCAGCAGGCCGCGTGCCAATAGTTCTTTTGATAGATCGCCCCGGCCTCCGCGACGGTAAGCGCCTTCACATCGTCCTTCGTGACCTTACGGCCCCTATGCGCTGACAGGGCATCGAGCGTGATGCCGAGATTTGTTGCCCCTCCCGGGTCTTTCGGATGGTCAACATAGCCGCCCTCGTGCGCGAGGATCAGGGGCAGGCATTGGTCGAAGCGGCTCATGAATTGCCGCCCCATCCATCACCGATTTCGTCCCAGCCTTCGCGGATAATCGTTTCAGTGGACATGGCGTCATCCTCGCTCAGAGGGTTGAATGTTAGAGGAGATTGTGGGAATTTGGAAGCAATCCCGCTACGGCTGGAGGGTGCCTGCGGTTAGCAGGCCGGCTGGCGACGGGATCGGGTGAAGCTTTTTGCTTGAGCGGGATTGACGCCAATACGCGACATCTGCTAAAGATAATTTGCCTCATCGGTCCGCCTGCCAGGGCGGCCTTGGTTAAAAGCAATCCGCCCCTCCGGCGCCAACCGGGGGGGTTTTGCTTTTCAGCACGCCCCCAAAGGATCAGATCAAGATGTTGTGGTCACCGAGTCGACGTGTAAGGGAATGATATACGTGAGAAAGCAGACCGACGATTCCCCCGCCGACCTTGAGATCCTCAAGGCTCTGGCCGACCGCCTCGCTGCGTGGGAGGTGTCAGGGCAGACGCACGCTGATTTTGCGAAGAACCTTCTCGGTTTTTTTCGGGGTCTCGCACCCGAGATCGTACGCCTTCCAGTGGACGATTTCGAGCGGGTTCTACGCAATCTCGCGGCAATGCCTCCGAAGCCGCATGCGGTGTCCAAACCGGTTCCGGGGCGCAAGCGCGGAAGGCCGGCAAAATCCGATGGATAGCGTTCCGACGTGGTCCCAAATCCTTAGCCATCTCGCTAAAGGATCATGCGTTGGGCTTGTCCTATCGGTGATCATCCGACTTTTCATTGGATGGTCCTAGGACGGCGCGAAGCGGGCGGGGGCTTTAGGCCCCCGTTTCCACAGGCGCCACAGCACTGGCCGCTACAACATCCGCCAGCTTCGCGGTTGTCTCTGACGAGCTTTTCGAGGAACCGAACAAGTAGGACCCGACCAGCAACAGGCCGCCCGTCGCAAGCTGCGAAATGAATTGCATGAAAGAGGCGTTCGCCAGCAAAGCCGGGTTTTCCCGGATCATGGCGAGGCTGTAGAACGTTAGGGCAAAGAACCCGACTATGGCCCATCCGCGAAGATCGGGGAGAAGTGAGCGCCAGTCTTTCACGACACCATCCTTTTCAGAACGCCGCTCATGATTGCTCCCGCCAGCCCGGCAATTCCGGCAACAGCTCCCATCAGCCACCATCCGGTTCGCTCAAGAAATCCAAGGCGCCGGTTGTGATCCTCAACCGTCTCCCGGAGGATTTCAACGCGGACCTCTATCCCGGTCTTTTCGTTCATCGCCCCCTCGCCACGCCACGACCAGAAACCCCACCATGAGATAGAAGCACCCGCAGGCGATCAAGAACATGACCAGCAATGTGCTGTCCTCCCGCCGCAGTCAGAACCAGAAGCTCGCCCGCGAACAGCGGATTGATCACCCATAGATAATTGACGGTCAGGTCACGGCTTTGGCCTTGGGACAGCACAAACCACCAGTAGACGACATGCGCCCCGCATTGAGCGCCGAAACAAACCGCGAGCGCGAATTTCCACCACTCACGATGCTTGTGGAAAAGCACGAGCGCCAACGTTCCGCAGATCAAGTCCTGAAGCGGCCACGGGCTCGCCGTCAATGGCATGTCAGTGCTTGCCGACCAGATGCGGGAAACCATCGTGAACAAGAACACGACCGCCCCCGCGCCCGCGATTTCCATTGCTTCCCTACGGAACAGGACCGCGACCCAGCACACCAGGAACATCACCGCCATCGCAATCATGAATCCGGTTGTGATGTCATGCCCGCTCATGGGTTCGGCGGGTCCTTGTCGTCGGCATCCCCGCCCGAATAGACCCCGACGTCATCCCCCGTCGCATCGGCCACGCGTTGAGCGGCGATGTTTGCCAGCGTATGAGCCCGCGCAAGGGATGCCTGAAGCGTCGTCAGGGCGTCCACAACGGCAGGAAGCCCCTCTTCCGTGGCAAGGGCTAGGTTCGCCGCGTTTTCCGCCTCAGCGGCCCGCAAATGCGCCCGGAAAACCGCAGCCCGCCCAATAGCCTTCGCTCGGATCGTCATTTTGTATCTCCTGCCCTATCGGGGCTGTGGTAGAATTGGGAATGGCTGATATTCGCTGGAGAACCGGGGAGCGGATTTACAAACAAAGCTCGTGGCTCCCCGGCCTGTTTGTCTTCGTCTATGCCGCCGTTATTGGGGCGAAGACAGTAGCGCATTTTGCGGTTGTTGGCTGGCGGCGGCTGCGGAAATTCCGGCAGACCTAGCCAGCCTTTCAGCAACCAGATTGTAAATTCGCGCAATCTCCGGGTCTTTTGCCGCCGCCGCCGCCAGCTCAGCCTCAGCCGCTAGCGCCGGCTTCCCGCCCGCAGCCATCAGGTTGACGAGGCTGGCAACCTTTCCTTGTGTCATTGTGTCAGCGGCAAACTTGGACGCCATGCCAACGGCGCCAGGAACAGCCCCTAGTGGTCCAAACGATGCGGCGGATGCGAGGTTTCCGGCGGCCATCAACCCGTTGCCAGATGGGGACAGCTTGCCAACTTGGCGCAGCATGTTCTGAGCGCGGCTACCCATAACGATTTCCGTCATGGCCGCTTTCTCTTCGGGGGTCAGATTGCGAGTGCGCTCAAGAACGCCGCGAAGGTTCTGACGGATGGCATTGTTGACGTTTCCGCCAGAACCTGTTGACCCGGCACGGAGTCTAGCCTTCTCAACCGCCGTACCGACTGCATCGATTTTTGACAGGCGCGTGTGCAGATCGCGGGCCGTGTTAATCAGGCGCGCGGCATCGGGAGCCGATCCCGCAACCACCTGATCCGGACCAGCGGCAGCAATAAATTCGTCTATGTTCTGAATCATCTTGCGGCCAAAGAACCGCTCGGATTTGGCAGTCGCCCCAGCCACATCCCGACTTATTGTTTGCCGAAGAAGATCAAGATCTGTGATCGACGGAGACGTCCCGCGCATAGCTTCAACGTCCGCCAGCATAGAGGCCGCATTGGGTGTGCGAAGCGGGCTGATGCTGGCTGATCTCGCTTCGTCAGACATGCCCGTGATCAGGCTATCAAAAGCGTCCGGAGAATAGCGAACACCGGCATCATCGACCGCCCTGTAAGCAGCAGTGCGTTGGGCTCGCAGGCTTTCGACGGTAGGCGCCTTTCGCGTCGGCGGCTTGGCGCGGCTTGCAGTCGGCGCCAGAGCCCCCGCAGCGGCCCCAAGCGCCATCGCCGGAAGCACAGACCGTCCAGCAGCATCAAGGCGCTCACGGGCCGTTCCACGGTCGGCAAGGCCGTATGCCGCCGCCTGCGTCGCCGCCACTGTAGCTCCACGCATGGCGCCCACAAGACGAGTTGGGGCTGTAGCCGCCGATCCTGCGGGAACCAGAGCCGTCGATGCCATACCGGTTCCACGCGCTACCGCCGCCACATTCGGGCGCCGAGCTGCGAAATCATCCTCGACCTGACGCTGTGCTGCGAGGTTGGCGAGGTAGTTGCGCTTGAGGCCGGAAATGATCGGAGCCACAGGGTTGAGCCCCTGCGGACTGGCGGGTCCCATCTTGAACCGTCCGGCAGCAACGTCGCGGCCCGTGTTGACCGCCGTTGCCATACCAGCCGCCAACTCATCGAGAACGCCGGTTCCACGGTAAAAGCTCGCCAAGGCGCCCGCCGCCTCCTCGACGGGGCCCCGGCGATCTCCGCGCTTGGGCTTGGCGGGCTCGATGATCCGAATACGTCCGCGTGTTGGGGCCGCAGTCGTCGGCGCGGGCTCAATGAGCCGAATGCCCATTACTCGACAACTCCAAGCGAACCGTCAGGCAGAATGACATGGCTTCCCTTGGGGAGCCGGTTTGCCGTCGCCATGTCCACCGCAAGGAAGGGATTTGCGGCATCGCCTCGCGGTTTGGACACATCCACCTTTCCGGCCTTTACGCGTGCGTCATAGGCGGTGCGCGCGGCAGCCGGAACATTGGATTTTCTTGTGGGGGCCCCACCCGCCGCAATACGCGGCTGAATTGTTGAATCCGGAAGCCCCAACTCACTAGCATAGCCCTGATATTGCGCGACCTGTTGGTCATAGCGGGCTTTTCGGGAGTTGTAGATAGTCCCGGCCGTCGCGATAAATTGCTCACGCTGGTTCGGGTTCAGCCGTTGACCGTTCAACGCCTTGTTATACGCGTTGCGGATTTGGTCTGGAATGCCCGCCGAGTTTTGGGCGTTGGCAAATTCTCCCTCCCGGACCACTGACCCGGGGTCCAGCATTTTCATGTAAGAAAAAATCATGGACAAATCGTTCGCCGCCGTAGGCGCACCACGTCCAATGCGCGAAATGATATCGTAGCTCGCCGCAACATCGTTGAACGCTTTGACGTCCGGGTTTTGTTCAAACTCTTTGCGAAGCGTTACACGATCCCGAGGCGTGGCCCCACCAGGACCAAGCACATCCGGCTTCCCGTCCGCACCGATCCAGACCGGACTTTCCCCAGCGATGCCGAGTGCGGCCCGCTCTTCCGGTGTCGCCATATGACCGGCAGGCTTAGGCGCTCCCTGCGCCACAACACGAGGGCCACCAGAAAGCGCAGGACTAGCCGACTGGCCGCCGCTTTCAAATTCTGCAATGGCTCCGGAAAGAGCCTGCAAAACTTGCGGGTTGTTCATATCAAGCGGCTGGGTCGGACTGACGCCCAGTTTACTTGCAACGAACTTCGCGTAATTGTTCGTGGGGTTGCCATCGGACGGCGGCGCCCATCTCCCGATGATGGCCTGAACCGTGTTGATGCCGCGCTGACCATAGGATTGCAGAAGGGCGCCTTGAGCCGCTTGACCGGCCTGTGGGGTCTCGAAAATGGCAAAGCGCCCGTCAGAGCCCTTATAGCCCGGCAGAGACTTCGCGAACGGGCCGTCCTCGATGTTGCCCGGATTGTTGTTCCGGGTTCCGCGTGGGGCACTCACCGATCCCGTGGGATCGCCCCCGGCAACAGGCGCACCGCCTTGGCCGCCTCGTGGAACGGCAATCAGCGATTCACCCGCCCCAAGCTGCTGATAGATGGGGTCCGGTTCCCGCAAGACATTCAGGCGCCGTGCGCGGGGATCATATTCCCCGAACCCGCCGTTGCCGAGTTGCACGCCCTGCATCTTCGGCGCTTCACCACCCGAAAACTGGATGTATCCTGAAATGCCCTCATCCGACAGGTCCGCCTGCGGAAGCACCGTCATGATGCGGTCACGCTCAGTCGGGTCCATCTGCCCGGCGAGTTGCGCCGCATAGGCGGCCCGAGTTTCCGGGGGTTGTGATCCGACCGCTTGCCAGAACCGCACGGCTTGGGCCCGGTGACGGTCCTGCGTCGTCCGGTCTTCCGTAGCAAGCGCCCGCTTTGTCTCCCGTTCGGCCTGCTGGAATTGCATCCCGGCTTCCGGGTCAACGGCCATCAACGCGTTCACGTCGCCGCCTTGGGCATACGCTCGCAACGCGTTCTCGCGATCCTGTTGGCGACGATCCTGCCGCCCGGCGCGCATGGCCGTCAGAGCATTGGTGGCAATGTTCGGGTCAATCTGCCCAAGCGACCAGTTAATAGCCATTCTAGCCCCCCTTGCTCTGAGACTGAGACGACGACGGGTTTTTACCCTTCCCGAACGCATAGCTTCCCGTCTCGGCAAGTTGGGCAAACAGGCTGTTCATGTTGCCCGCGTTGGCGAGTGCGGCGTTCCCGGTAGCATCGGCGGCATTGTTATTGTTGGCCCCGACCGCATTAGCAAAGTTGGTCCCGACGCCCGCGACGGCGTTGGTCGCCGAAAGCCCTACCCCCTGTTGCTGATACAGGTTGTTCAAGTAGGTTTGGAACGCACTGGACCCGAGCTGCTGTCCATACCGTTGACCGGCCTTGAGTGCGGCGCCAGATTGCAATCCCCCGCGTGCGGCGGCGGTGCGGTCCATTGCCCGGTTACCCTCGTCAAGCTGGAACTGGTAGCCGGTGCTGTCGCGATACTGACCGAACGCGCGGTTAGCCGCCGTCTGATCGCCGCCCAATCCCAGAAGGGCATTAATGTTCGATCCGGCCAACTCGCCACGATCCATATAGCCCTTAGCGTTGGTGAGGTTCTTGTCGTAAATCTCACGCTGAAGAGCGTTATTGTCCGTCGCGGCCTTTTTGGCAGCGTTTGACGCCTTTTTCGTGGCTTTGGAACTGATCAGAGCCCCGCCGATTCCGGCGGCCCCGATGATAGCAGCAGCGATGAAGGACATTTAGGAAAGCTCCTTCATGGGCAGTTTGTTGCCCGGCAAATATGGGCTGGTTTTGTCCGGCTCTACAAGGTCGGCTTCAGCCGCCTCAACGTCAGCCGCGTCCGTCTTGTGAAAGGTCACACAGAGCGCATCGGTGAGGGCGTAAACCGCGCGCTTGGTTCCCGCTTTGCACTCAATCAACTTGGGGCCCGTGTGCGTTTCCTCGCCAACCTGAACGGTCCCCGACACCACCAGATACAGGTGATCCTTTAGATGGCGCTTGCCGACGATCAGACATCCTGCGGGGCGCCAGAGGGCACGGATGTAGTGTCCCCCGTGGAACAAATGGCCGGTCTCAAGTTCGACCTGGGGATGTTCCAGCATGGCCGCTTGAAGCGCATCAACGGGGGAGCGGGCGGCTACGGCGCTCATGTGATCGACCGCCCGGACGCACGGATCATCACCGATGTCGCCGCACCGGCAATCGTGGAAATAAATCCACCCGCCGCCAGCGCAAAGCCGACAATCTCAGGGAACGTGTAGGTTTCTCCTGCCGCGAGCGACTTGGAAACGACAAGGTTTTGATTGCCCGCCGTGTCCGCCGACGTCACGAGGTTAACCGCCAGCGTCACCGCCCCGCCAGAATAGTTCCGGGCCGTGAACTTGTCGATCAGCGTAACAACGTTGGTGCTGGTGTATTGGGTTGTCTGGGCGCTCTCCGCGATTTTGGCCGGGATGAGAACCGATACGTTTACAGCCATTTTTCTACCCTACTAGCCATGCGGCGCCGGAATAATAGACAGGAACAATGGCTGCGCCCCCAGCAGCCACGGCCGCCCCAAACGCTGGAGCAAGCGCGTCATTGACCATGCTGCGGTCGCCCGCTGCCGGGGTTGCGGGAAGGGTCGCAACCGTCAACACCGGAGTATTCGGGCGGTTGAATATCTGCCGCGCTGTCCATGTGTTGGCGCTGGCAAAATCAATAGCCATCGTGCCGGACGCGGTAATGGTCCCGCCGGTCAACCCCGCGCCAGCCGTAATGCTGGTGACCGACCCGCCCGCGCCACTTGCGGCGGCTGTGAGACGACCTTGAGCGTCAACCGTGATATTGGCCGAGGTGTAGGCCCCCGGGGTCACAGCGGTATCCGCCAGAGCTATCGTCCCCGCTACGGTAATGGGGCCACCCGTAAGGCCCGTTCCCGTGTCTATCTGGGCCACCGTTCCAGAGAATGCAGGTGGGGCCACCGCAAGCCCCTGAATGGCCGCATAGACCGGGGACAGGTCCACCACATCGGGAAGCGTTTCCACTTCCGACAGCGCCTGCGTTCCGCTCGGATCGTATCGCGTATCCAGAGACGGCGTTATCAACAGATCGGGAATCGAGGCAGGGGTTGAACCGGCGCCCGTCAGATTGAACAGGTTAAACAGAAAACGATACCAAACCCGGTCCATCGTTCCGTCCGGGGCCAACACCGGCTGGCGTGTCCCCGGAATATTCGTAATGTCGGGCGCGGCCATGCTTAGGCGCCCGTTGGCGTGATGTTCAGCTCCGCCCCCATGATGGCGATAGGCACGGGATCGGTTCCGGAAATACGGTAAACCCGATCACGGGACTTTAGCGTCATCCCAAGCCGCCGCCAAATGGTGCGCGTCTGCGTCGCGCCAATCGCCCCCATTGGCTGCCAGTGGCTATTGGACCACGTATGTCCGCCGTCATCTGACCATTCAAGCATGATCTGCGGATCGGAACCTTGACCGGTGACGAGCCCCACCCCCGTCCGACAATCAAGTTGCAGGCTGTGATGACTGGTCCTAGTGAGGTTGTTTCTACCCGGGGTAAGCGCCCGCCAGGAGCGCAGCCACTTCTGAATCTCCCCGTTGTCGGCGTAGGTTTCCAGATCGAAAGTGTAAAGGTCGCCCGTCTGGTAATCCCCGATGACGATGGCGCCGTTAAAATTGCATTGTGCGTTGCCGCGATGGCGCGTGAAGTCGCCATCACTGAAGCCACGGCGCTCGTGCCAGAGCTGCGTCGCCATATCATAGGAAAACGTGGTCATCAGGTCGGGGACGTTTATCATGTAGAACGAATGGCCGTCCTGCTGATAAGTGTAGGCGGTGGCGGCCCCCAAATCCGTGGACTGCTGGATTTTCCACTCTACGGCGTGCGTCGATATGCGTTTCGCCTGATAGCCGGCCGCGCGGTAAATAATACCCTGACCGCGATCATCCTGACCAAGCCAGAAGACGGCGTTATCCATTTTTGCGACCGTGTAAGGCGCGACGCAGCCGACTTCGTTAAATGCCCCCTGAATGCGCGCCAGAGGGAAATCGGCCAGTCCGGCGTCATACCAGACTTCGACCGTTCCCGTTCCGAACAGCCACGCCTCGCGATGGTTGATGATGATCGCAACCAGACCGTCCGGACTTCCTTCAGCGGAAGCAAAATCAAGCGGATCAACCGACGATCCGTCCAACAGCGTCGTTACCCATATCCGCTGACTTTCCGGCTCATTGAACACGAAATAGCCGTCGAGGTATCCAACAGTCACCGCTCCTGGAAAGTCCGGATCGGTGATTTGGGCGAAGGCGTGGGTGTTGACGTTGTAGATAAATCCGTCCGGGTTACAGGCGAAGAAAACCTGCGTTCCGTTGTCGGTGATGCTGACCTGACCAGCACCGGTCACGCTGCCAATGAGCGTTGCGGTGGCCGTAACGCCGGTAAGCATATAGACCTCGGTTCCCGAAACGACGAAAAAACGCGACTTGTCGGAAAGCGTCCATAAGCCCCGGATGGGGCCATCTCCCGTTGTCTGCTGATACTTCAGGCCCGGAGCGCGTTGAAGCCATCCAGCAGCCTTCCCACCCTCCGGAACCGCTTCCGGAAAGAGGTTGACCATCTGGTTATCGGCAGCGTTGACGCTACGGGCGACATAGGCGCCCCCGACAATGGCCTGACGCACTAGAAGGGCTCTCCGCTGAAGATGTTGAAGCGGGAGCCCGGCAGCCCAATCAGGTTGTTCGGGAAGCTCATCACATCGCCCGGATTGTTGATCCGCTTGAGGTTGCGCTTCGACGCCATCGCGATCCGCGCAATGGTCGGGGCCGGCTCAACCCCAAACTCTGGCGCAATCTCGCAGGCCAGGTTGTAGCGAAAGGCCCTTAGATAACCCGGCGGGAACGCAAGCGTGGTCGCCAGAACAGCCGGTTGGTCAAGTTGTTCAACGCTGACAATGTGAAACTCCAGCGCCTGCGTCGGAACCGGATATAGATACAGGTCCACGTCGGGAAACGACGAGTTCATGTAGATGTATTGCGGGAGCGTCGAGGTCGCCGTCTTCAAGGCGATGTTGTTATACATCGACTGATTGATTGCGGTGATCGGGTAGCTTATCCCGTTGGCCTTGTAGTACGTGCTGTTGTCCAGCTCACCAATTGGCCGGTTTCCAACAAGTTGCCCGGTAGGCCCGAACGTGCGGGTGCGCTGGCTTGCGGGCCACGTCACAACCTGTTCCTGCGTGGTAAACACGGCAAGGCGTTCGGTATCCCATGACTCAATCATCTGGTTCATGGCGGTGAGCGCGTCGGCGCTCATGTCGGCGGACGGCGTTTCGCCTTCAGCCAGGATGCCGAGAAGACGAAGAGAGCCGTTGATGATGTCGCCCGCGCTGGTGGTCATTTTCGGCCCCTAGATTTTCGGCTTGCGTCCGGACTTCTGACGCACAGAGCCATCCTTGTTCAACACGGCGCGGTTTGCCCATTGCGCCGGCTCTTCGGCGACGACAACCGGGGCCGGTTCGGGAAACGTCCGTCCGGGGTCGTGCGGATCAAACCGACGCCAGCCATGACTTTCATCATGACGGGCCTCAGCCTCACCGCAGGCGACCTTTTCCCCATGTCGCTCGTGTCGAAGGTAGATAACCGCCACTAGGACGCCAGAAGCGGAACAGTGAACCATTGGGTGGCGGAATAGGCGACGCCTACAGGTTTGGAATTAGCCATCTGGTTCCCCTTTCAGAGAGGACGAAACAACGGCCCCCGGAGATCGCCCCCGGGGGCCGTCAGGGGTTAGCTGATGCGGTAGGCGGTCCAGGTTCCGGAGCCGGTCTTGCGCGCACGCCATTGGCCCGCAGTGCCTGCCGTAGCGGCCACGGTGGCAAGACCCACCAGCGTCCAGCCCGTGCCGGCAGTGAGGGTAATGACCCCCGAGCCAGAACCATCAATGTTGATGATCACGAACTCAAAACTGGAGTCAATCTTGGCGTTCGTCAGGGTGGCTTCAAGCAGCGCCACGGTCGGAAGCGTATAGGCCGCCGCCGAACCGCCCGGCGAACCGGCGATGATGCCGGTCAGCAGTTGGGCCGTGGTGACGGTAGCGGTCGCAGTCAGGGCAGCCGGGGCGCCCTGAACGCTGATCTTCGTCTCGGAGACGTTGCCATCGTTGTACTGATAGCCGCCGCCAACGGAGGGGATAGGCATGAGGATGTTCCTTCTTTCTGGCGGTTAGCCCCAGAGCCGGACGGCTTGCTGGGGACGAATGGTCGAGTAGCCGTACAGAACGTCAATCCGGCACGGCATCCGGTCGTTGTTGATGTCGTACTGACGCACGATCCGCAGGCTGATGCCGTTCGCTTGCTGGCGGCTCGCCATGTCCACGCCTTGGGGCAGGAGCAGGTCAGCCGTCGCGAAGGTAATGGCGTTCTTGTGGTAGATCAGGTTCTGCGGGTAGACCGTCGAAGCCGAGCCCATGAAGGTCACCACGGCGGAGGCCACGGGGAACGCGTCGATGGTCGCCAGCGCATTGCTCGCGGTGTACATCGCCGGGCTGACCGAGACCGTGTAAGCCCCGCCGGAAGCCGTCGCATCGGCCGTCGCCACGAACTGTTGCAGCGAGCCGGTCGATTCACGCGTCTGCGGGTTAACCGCATACACGCCGGCCACCGTGAACACGTCGCCCCTCAGGATGGTCTGGGAGCCGGTGCCGGTGATGGCAAGCGTGGTCGAGCCCTGCGTCGAAACCGTCGAGGTGACGGTGTGGGAGCCCGTGCGCGTGCCGGTGGTGAAGGTCTTGATCGACTGCGACATACCGATCTCTGAATAACCGAGAACGTCGGTCGAAATCAGGCCAGACTTGAACTGGCGGCTGATCACGTCCGAAGGCGAAAACAGGCCCTTCAGCCCTTCCACCAGACCCGCGTTGGCGGCGGGGTTTACGGTCGCATAGCGCGGCGTTTTCTCGGCAGCGGCTTCATTCAGCTTTTGCTGGCCTTGCAGCAGAACCTGAGACGTCGCCGGGGTCGTGCCGGGCGTGCCCACGGACTGGTAAATGTCCTTGAACGCGTTGGCGACGTCCGCGTCTATAGAGGCGGCGAGCTGCGAGATGCGGGGCTTGAGCACGCGATCACCGAAGTCATCCAGGCTCATAGCCATTTCGGCGGTCGTGAACGAAACGCCGATGTGCTTCTGCGAGCCGACGGTAAGGGTCGTGTACTGCTCGTTGTCGTCCTGAACTTGCAGGGCGGCGCCGTCCGTCACCAGAGCCCGGTCGGGCAGGCGGATACGGAGGGTCGAGCCGATCTTGGCGCCGGTAACCGCAAAGCTGTCGTCATATTGACGATTGACGTTGCGGGTCAGCTCCAGTTCGTTTTCGAGGATCGCGAGCGACTTGCGCGTGATCATGTCGATAGTCAGAAGGGAGTTAGCCAATTTACCAATCCTTTCAAGGATTCAGGTGTGGATTATGACCCCTTGAGCTTTTTCATCTGCCGTTGGCGATCCGCCTCGATCCATTGTTCCGCCGTCATCGAATTGATGGCGCGGGGGTCATTGGTATCGAACGAAGGCGCCGTGCCCCGAGAGGCGACGGGAGTGATAGGCGCGGGGGCCGATGAGGGCTTGCGAGCCACGGGGGGAGCGTCGGCTAGTTTGGCTTCAAGACGCCCGATTTCCTTGGCTTGCAGGATCGGGGAAAGACGCGAAATCCGGCGCGCTTCAGTGACATTTTGACCGAGGTGATAAGCGATCTCCGGCCCGATTTCGGACGTTCTGATCGCATCGGCCATGATTTCGGAGATGGGGACGCGATCATTCACGACGGTATCGAAATCGTCGTATTTCTCGCGGGCCTCATCGGCTCGATCCATGTAAGCGTCCATAATCCGCCGGGCTTCCTCCTGCGCTTCACGCTGGGCGATCCGCTCGCTGACCCGTAGTTCGACCTCTGCTTCAAGGTCGGGGTCCGCATATGGATCGGCAGGCTGGGGCGGGGGGACGGGCTGATTTTCGCGCTGCCACTTGCGTTGTTCTTTCGCGAGACGCTTGCCGATGGCGGCGTCCAGTTCCTCCTGCGTGAAGGTCTTGGGCGGGGCTTCTTCGGTAGGCGCTTCCGGCGTTTGGGGGGACTCAGGAAGATCAGTAGCCGCCGTGACTACAGGTTCCGGCGCGGACGGGTCCGCTGTGACGCTCTGGGCGTCCGGTGCTTCTAGCATTTAGGGTATCCGTGAGGATGCCTGGTGAACCCCACCAGTAGGGATGTCGGCCTAAACCAGATTTGGCATGGCCTTGATTACAGACGCGCCGGGAGCGCCCGCTGTCGTGCAGACCCAACCCGGGGTTCCGCCAGCAGCGGCGGCCGTGTTTCTGATCCAGTCGCCTTGCGCCAACGTGCCGTAAGTGCAGGTTGGGCCCGCGCCGATGTAAATCTCGCCGTTATTGGCATGGCCCGCCGTTCGGCCGACCAGAATCAACGTCAGGCCCTGCCGAACGGCGTTGACGACGCAAGCGAAGCTGACCTCGGCAATCGGGACCGTCACCGTATCGAACACATTCCCCTCTACCGGAACCAGCGCGGTCGCGGCGCTGCCGGGAACAAGGATGCCCGTATCCAGATTGTAGAAGTTGTTGAAGTCAATCTGGTAGTTTGACAGTTGACGCCCCGATACCGTGGTCGAGGCGTAAAATCCGTATCGGTAGGTGGAGATTTCATTGTCTCGCACCGTGTAGGCTACAGCACCGCCAATCTTGATTGCCGTGTTGGTCGTCGCGCTCGTGGTGTTATCAAACCCTTCAAGGCGATTTCCACAAACGCTATTGCGCTTCGCCGACGTAAACACAGACGTCTCAAGATATATGGACTCGTGACTGGCGTTTGTTCTTGTAATGTCGTTATCTTTAATGATTACGCCGCCGGTTCCTCCGTCGATGGCGATCACCTGAACATCATTCAATGCGCTTGCGTAGATGCGGTTTCCACGCACGACGGCCGCATTGACGTATCCCTTCAAAACGATGCCGTTGGCCGTAGACGTATCAACCACATTGTTGATGATCTGCGGACGATTATCAGACCCACTTGCTCCGTTGAACATGATGCCGCCGACATACGATGTCGGGGACCCGGTGTTCTGGAAATTGTAGATCATGTTGTCAGCGATGAGCGTATTCCTGGCGCCTCCGTTCATGGAAACGCCGCCACACAGCGTTGAATCTGTCGTGGTCGTATATCCGTTGTAGGCGCACACATTTGATGTGATGACCAGCGCCCGGATTCCGTCAGCTCCAGCCGAATAGATGCCGGTAACCAGAGTGTTGACGCAGATGTTGCCGGTGACGCTGACGCGCCCGCCGCCGGCCGTATAGTTCGACAAAATGCCGTGTCGGCGGTTCATGTCTGCCGGATCAACAAGCCCGGAAAGGCTGTTTGTCAACGTAACGCAGACGTTCCCCGTGATTGCAATGTCGGTTTCGTAACCCTGAATATTGACGCCAATCCCTTGGGAATTGTTCGAAAAACACAGGTTGTTCGCAATGGTGGCCCTGCCTCCGCCAACTGCGGAGTAAAACGCAATGTCCGACGACGCCCCGATACCGGTCGGATAGGAGTAGTAGTTTGCGTAAATGAAGTTCCCCGTGACAATCGCGTTATACGATTCCCGAAACTGTATCCCGCACGATTGCCACCCCCAAATTCGGCAGTTTTGCACCGTCACATTGTCAGCGCCGGAAACGTAAATTCCGTTGCATTTGGTAAAAGCGGCTGGGTCTGCCTGTATGGACGGACCCTGAATGCCGAGCCCGTCAAAAGTGCAGTTGTCCGATGCGATGAAAGCGTTTTTTTCGCCGGTAAACTGCTTGGTAACTCCAGGCCCCCAGGTGCGAACACCAGCCGGGACCGTGATTTCATCGGTGATCTTGTAGAAGGTCGTTGACCCGGGGATATAGAGGTCTTTCCCGGTAGCCGCGCATTCAGCGTAAGCGTTTGTGAACGCCGTGTTGACTACCGTTACGCCCGGGCTGTACGTCGCCGGGTTGATATAGTCGGTGAGGAAGATCGACTGTGCAAGCCGTTGCTGGACGGTCTGTGATGCCCCGCCAGTTCCTCCGGGGACAAAAACCAATGTCGCAGCCGTCGCGGCGGAAACGTTATCAACGGACCAGATCAGCGCATTGGCCGCCGTTTTCAGTTCCATAAAGTACGAGCTGCCACCCAACCAGACCGACGCCTCGCCCCGAGCGTCAAGAATGATGGGATTGGTGTTCGCCGTTTGGCCGTCGTAATCAGTGTACGTCGCAAGCGGCGTGGTCGTACCCGCTGCATAGGTGTACAGCTTCCCGCCCACCAGCGGGGCGCCGTTGGCGTCAAAGAACTGGTATTTGGGGACGGGTGCGAGATAGGCGGTCATGTCAGCCGATCCGCCAATCTGTTCCATCGCAGACCACGGGAACGCCGTTTGCCCCGCCACCAGCAACAATCGTGCCGATTCCAGCGGTCAGCGCAACGGTTGCGTCGATCACAAATGAACGCGCGCCGGCCCCGGCAGTAGCAGCGGCAAGGAGGGCGGAAACCTTCTGGGGCGTGGTCACAAGGTAGGTTTGCGCCGCTAGTACGATGCGCCCCTGGTTAAGAGATGTTCCACTCCCGAACATCGTGAACACGAAATCAGCGTTTCCCTCGCCAGCAGAAAAGTTTCCACTAAGCGCAGCGCCCGTTGTACCCGAAGCAAAGTCCTGACCGTAAAACCGTAAAACGCGCCCCGAGTTGTCTCCAGTAAACGCAGCGGCGTAGGAGCTGTTGGGCGCTATCGAATGAAAGCGCGCAAGCGGCGTTGCCGTGCCGAGACCAACACGCCCGTTGGACCGCAGAAATGTATTTGTCCACAGAAGCGTAGTGCCGTCGTCCGCGTAGCCGTTCATTTCACCGTTCGAACCGGCGTTTGCCCCGGATTCCGCTACCGCGTTGATGCCCATAGTAAGGCGCAGGGAGCCGGACGTTCGATACTCCACCTGGCGAACCGTGCCGGCGGCGTTGGAAATGCGAACCGTGGCGTTCTTGTCCACAATGAAGGACCCGCCGCTGCTGGCGGTCGCCTCGATCAGTTTCGAACCGGATGCGCTTGCGGTATCGGTGACGGTCAGACCAATGCCCGTGAACGTCGTTCCGACCGCATCCCATGTGTCGGTAAACCCGAAAATATCAGCCATCAGATCACCCGCGTAAAGAGTTGAGAACCGGCCCGGTCATTCAGCGGCAACGTGGCGCGCGTCTGAAGCGGCATGGCAACCGGCGACGTGTTGTTTGCACCCGTCCCAAACCCCGTGATCGAGCGAAGGCCGACCAACAGGCCGTTGGGAAGAATCGGCCAATTGCTCATCGGGAGTTGATCGGCTTTGCATAGAGAGTGCCGCCCGTCGCCACCTGAATGGCGCTAACCCGCCAAGGCGAGCCCGTGTCATTGATGCTGGTCGGGACAGTGAACGCAATCGGCGTATTGGCGGGAATCGGCGTGGCATTGGCGGTCGTAGCCGTCACAGAGTCGCCAACCACGACATAAGCGGCGCTGTCGCACCAAACGACGACGCCCTGCGGGCCCTGCGGCCATGCGGTTGTTGATCCCGCCGTTCCGGTATAGGTCGCCGTGCGGGCCGGAAAAGTGGCATCCGCGAGCGGGTTGAGAAGTTCCATCTACATGGGCTCCGGCATTTGTGGGGGCTGAAGTTGCGGCATTGCATCAAGCTCGCCGCCCTGTTCACTCATTTCGTGTGCCATAGGTTCCGGGGGCTCCGCCTCCGGCATGGGCTGTTGCATCTGGGGGCCACTCATCGGCGCGTCATGACCGCCAGCGGGCGGTATCGGAAGCTCGCCGTTGGTCATCATTTCGTGGATCGTCTGGAGAATCACCGCCTGAAGCTCCTCAGGAGGCGTCTGTTTGATTAGGACGGCCATCCGATGCGTCTCGGCCTCGTATTCCTTGATCTCCAGCTCCTTGGCCTTCTGGCCATCTTCAAGCTGCTGAATTTCGTTGGTCGCCACCTGCAAAATCTGCGTCATCTCCTGGATTTGCTTCTGCGCAGCCTGCAAGCCGGGGCTTTCCTCGGCCTTCAATACACGAGGGTCAATAACCGCCTTCATGCGATCCGAAAGCTCTTGGGCGCCCTCGAAATCCATCTCCTTGAAGAACAAGTCACCGGCCACGTTCCACAGGTCCGGTTTGGCCTGCAGAATGTGCGTCATGGCGTCGAGCATTTCCTGACGCTTGGTCATGTACCCGGGACCTGACGTGACCATCACGTCATATGTTCCGACGCCCGGGTTGTAGATTTCCTCGATCAGAGCGCCCTTGTCGTCGCGGACCTCGCGCAACGGCTCTTGCTGGTTCGGGTCAATCTTCGCCTTACCGACCTTGCCGTCATAACCGATGATCCGCGCTACACGCTGCGTGTCATAGATATGCGGGATCAGGTCGATGATCTGGCGCGTAACATAGCGCACCGCCCGCCCCAGATTGTCGGAGTAATGGAACGTCCCGACGTCGCCTTGACGCTCGCGGGCAATGATTGCCTTGCCGCTGGTCTCATTACCAGCGGCCCCCAGGCTGGAATCATACTGACCCGTGGCGCTTTTGATGTCGTCCCCGGCGCCAAGTTTGGCCTGCAAAATGCCCGATTGAGGCATCGGCGGAATGGCGCGCTGCGGAGGAGGAACACGCCCCCCCATGCCATCGGAAACGTCGGGGTTATACTCCAGATACGGCCAGTTTACCGAGTTTGCCGTCTTCCACTGGTTCTCATAGCCCTCGAACTGCCCACCAGCCCCAATAAATGGAGCCTTCGGCGCCAGGGCCAGCATCTCAGCTTCCTGACTGACCCAGTAGTTATACATCCGCTGAGCGTCTTTGGCGTTGCGGACAAGGCCGGAGATGTAAAGCTGCCCGTCGACCTCGTATTCATTGCCGATCACGCGGACGACGGGGATGTATTTCCCTGCCCAGTCCTGCTCTTCGAGAACCTCGTAGCCGTTGGTTTTGATCCACTTGACTTTTTTGCGGTCAGCCTTGCGGGTTTTAACCGGTTCTCCGTAGACCGCCTTGAGCTGATCATTCTCAGGGCTATCGCTGAACGCCGTTTCGCCGCCCGCGTACAGGTTTAGCGTCGCATCCTTGTGCTCGAAATAGAAATACTCCGCGATGCGAACCGTTTCCGCGTCCAGCCACTCACTGGTTGAGGCGTCACCCACACCCTCGTCCAGTATCGCGCTCACCGGCATCGCGTCAGGATACTGGCGCTCGTATTCCTCCTTCGTCATGTCGCACATGATGAAGCACCATTCGGCATCCGACCCGCATGGGTCCTGGATGGTCGGGTCCATGTAGACGCCGAACGAATTACGCACGCGCCCGATATAGATGTCCTGCTCGAAACTGTCGGGCCGGGTGTACTTGGTCAGGAGGCGAACATAGCCCTCACCGTAAGCGACCTGATTGTCACAAGCGGTGTCATAGGCGACGTCAGCATCGCTGATGTACTCGATGTGGCGAACCATCCCCTGAAGCACTTCAGCAACCTTGGCGTTGGCGCTGTCGTCGGCAGGAATGACCTTGCCCGCCGGGCGGTTCTGGCGCTGGTCGTTCGTGACCTGGTGGACGTGCTGCGGGAGTTTGTTGATCGTAATCGTCGGGCGAGCCGGTTGGCCCCCATCACTCGCACGCGTCGCCAGCACAGCCGCCGGCCATTGCCATTGGTTGTCCGGTGATCCTGCCAGAAAGCGCAGGTCGTCCAGCTCGTCATTACGGCTATCAGAATAAGCCGCCATCGCCATCGTCAGGCGACCCCTCATCGTGGCAAGTCGCTCGTCCTTGCCTTTGGGAACGGCGGTGTTCGGATCGCTCATGCACCCATCCAGCTAGTCGGCGTTGACCCGTAGTTGCGCTGGCGGGCCTCCTGCGGGGCCGTGATGCGCTTTCCGGGCTCTTGGTAGGCCACACAAGCCAAGCCGAACGCGTCGGCGGCGTGTGATGCCCAGTCGTGGGCGGGGCCAAGGCCAATGTTGCGCTTGGCGTCCCGCTTTTCGTGGTACGCAGCCAAGGCAGAGCGGCCAGCCCTGGTCTTTTGTTCGTCAAACCAGATGCGGGGGAACAAGCGCCGGGCAGCTTCAACCCGCATCATTGCCGCGCCAGCACCTTGGTTTGGGACAACCGTGACCTTGAATCCGGCCTTCTTGAGCGCGCTTTCATAGGACGCATCAAACACCCGGTCATTCGTCGATCCGTCATGCGGCAAGATGCACAGGGCGTTCTCGTAACCGTTGGCCCGCAACCAGCTAACGTCCGTCGCGAGCGGTTGGCCTTGGCTTTCGTAGTAGTCCAGAACCCATATCTCACGCCCGACGTACTGGACGATCCAAATGGCCGTTGCGTCCGACTTCGCGCCGGTCCCGCCGATGTCCCACACGGCGCGGTAGGTCATCAGCGGATCACCGACGAGACGCACGATGCGACCATCGGCAGCGGCCCTCAGGGATTCGGCGTAGTAAGCGCCCTCAATAGCCGCCTCAAAGCTCGCTTCCATTTCGCGCTCATACTCGTTTGCGCTCATTTCCAGCCGAAGGTCGGCAAGCTCGGCGGGAGGAACGATGCCGGTCTCGGACGCCTTCAGGCGTAGCGAGAACCAGCGGTCATCGTTTATCGAAGCGTCATACAGATCAAAGAACGCGTTCTTGCCCTTCGGTGTCCCGATGAACGCGGCCCAGCCCTGACGATCAGCGAGGGCAGGGCGGATAACCTCAGACCATGCGTGCGGGTCCATGTCGGCGAACTCATCGAGAACCACGCCATCAAGATAGATACCGCGAAGCCGGTCATAGTTGTCGGCGCCATAGAGCCGGATGCGTCCGCCGTTCGGCAGATCAACCCGCAATTCACTCTCGTTCGTTTCAACGCCCGGGATGACTGCCGTGTAGTGCTTCAGGTAGTTCCATGCCACGTCTTTGGCCTGAGCGAACCACGGCGCAACGTAGGCGAAGCGCGGGTTTGGTCGCTCACAGCCCAACGCCGCCTTGATCAGCTCGTTAACCGCCGCAACCGTCTTGCCAGCCCTTCGGTGCGCGACAATGCAGGCGAACCGTTCAGTTCGATAGTGGAACGGCTTGAACGCCTCACGCGGGGCGTAAGGGATCACTACTCTTCGTTCTGCCACGAGAACACATGCTTGATCGGCGCGTCACCTTCACCGCCGCCGGTCAGTGCAACCTTGTCGCCGTAGCGTTTTGGGTCCCACTTGGCGAGGAGCTTCAAGCGCGTATCAACCCGCAGCTTGGCCCGGCTGATCCATTCGTGATCAGGGGCCTCTCGCGGGCCGCTTTCGCCCTCAATGATCCGCGTGTCTTTGCCGTTGTCGTCCGCAATGTGCAGGCAATCGAGTGCAATTGCGTCGAATCCGGCTTCTCGCGCGCGCGCGATGTCCCGACCGAAAGCGGCGTCCTCTTCCGCCCAATCCCTAATCGTATCATCACAGGGAAAATCATCGGCTCGGCAAATGTGCGTCAGCGGCTCGCCCTTGGACAAACGCTCACACACTTCCCGCATGATGCGAGAACGATCAGCGTCGAACCTGGACGCGCGACGCTTCTTCTTGGGAGCTACGTCGCTCATTGACTGTCTCCCCTTAGCGATAAGCACACCTTCCATTGTCAGAAGGTGACCCGTTGATTGTTATGGAACAGGCTACGCAGCCGCCATCGCTAGGCCCTTGGGGCTAGGCGAGGCTTTGGGGGCCGCTCCGCTGGAGCCGATTATACGAAAGGGCGCATTTGCCCGACCCCTAGTCCCCGATATTGTGCCGATGTTCGCGGAAACCGCAAGGGGTGGATTTACGCGGGGTGCAGAACGATGATTTCCCCGCCGGTATAGATATCAACCGCACAAGCCGCCCGAACGGCCTCCCCAGCCGTGTGGCCCATTGCCAAGGCCCCCAGCGCCACGCTCTTGCCGCTACCCATCGCGTAGGCGTTGGAACGGATAGAATCCCAGCCATCAACCGATAGTGACAGAACACGACCGTCATAGATAACTATAGCCTGAGCTTCGCGGTCGCCGGATGATTTCATGGGTGGCGGGTCTCCGACCATGCCGCCGCAAAACCACGTCCGGAACTTCTCTAGCTGATCAATCCCGCCGCAGACGCCCCACAATACTGGCCCGATCCTACCGACCTTGCTGACGTAACCGACACGGTTTCCATGTTCCGTGACCAAGCTGTCAGCGGCAAGCGCCCGTCCGTCCCATGCAATGGTTGTCACGCGGCTTCCGTTTCCCGCTCATCGTCAACCGCGCGCATGTTGGCGAAATCCATCACAACCGGGTTGGCATGGCCGAACAGCGACAGGATGATCTCCGCCCGCTTGTCTCCGACCGCTCGCGCGATCTCGCCTACATGGCCCGCCCACATGCCGGACAGGACTTCGAACCGCTCACCGGGTTTAAGGGGCTTGCCGTATCGCTTGGCCCGCTGGCGTTCTTTGCGGGTGCGGTCAAATTCGCCGCGATGCTCGGACTCCATGAGCCGATTGATAAACCCGTCCGGGATAATCGCGGGCCGATCACCGGAGCGGATGATGTAGAGCACATCCGGCAGGTGCGCGGCTTCCGCAAGCTGGGCGTCCGTCAGATCGGCGAACACATAGCCGGGAAGCAAGGGCTTATCGGCGGGGGCTCTGCGGATGCCAATGCCGCCCCAGATCGTCTCTTTCGGGACAAAGCAGGACAGGCCTCGCTCGGCCGGGCTTGCGTGCTAGCGGGGTTCTGACTG